GTAGGTCTGCCTTTTACAGTTTTACCTTCGAACTGTCTTTCTCTAGGTTCATCCCATTCTGTTATTCTAGGTTCATCGTCTTTAAAATAATGTTTTATATAATGTATCATAATAAATTATCGTTAAAATCAGGCAGGTCGTGTGGCTCATCTTGAGCTTTAAACTCATCTATATGCCACACATTAATACCTTTACCTTTAATATTGAAAAAGAATGGTTCACCGTTAAGTTGTTTAAGTTTAGATGTTAATCTGTTTCTTTGATATTCTTTAAAATTATTTCTGTGTAAATAATCCATCAAATCTAACAACCTAAAATACGTTTTGCCATTATCTGTCCAAGGTTTATGTAGTAATAGCTCATCTCTTTCTCTAGCAGGTCTTTCTGTACAAAAAGATTCTAACAACTCCATAAAATGACCTTCCGTAGAACTTTCTTTAGGTACTTCTACTATTGTGATAACGTCTAATAACTGTTGTATTATTTGTCTCCACACGTTTTCTTTTACTTTAGGTGGTATTTTATTAAGAGCGTCCATACACTTACGCTGAAACCTGTTTTGGTTTAACAAATCGTCTGTCTCTAACTCTAATCGACCACCTTCTACATCAAGAAACCATATAGGCGGGTCACTGTCTTGTTTCGTGAGGTTACTAAACAAAGGCGTACCTCCGTTAGCTCCTATACCAAACTTACGTGTTCTACATAAAGGGCTATTACAATGACTAGCTATAGGTTGGTCATTACATTTATAAAAATAATCTTTTCTTTGTAGTTGTTTAGCTACTGTTAATACTTCTTGTGCACCTAATGGAGGTTGCATAAATTTTATATTTACATCCTCTAATCTTTTCTCCCAATCATCTGGAAATTTCTTTCTTAAAAATACACCGACATTAAACAAACCTGAGTTTCGTGAGCCTTTAGGAAAACCCTGTACTACTAAATGCTGTATACAAGGAGGGGCTTGGTCTAACCAGTCCATAGTTTCTGTTAAAGGACTAGCTTCTAATTTTTCTAAATCTTTTGGGTTTAATTCTATTTCTGTACAGTAATTTAAAAACTCCTCAGGAGTTAATGCTGTACCTTCTTTACCGTAAGCATACCTAGTAGAGTTCTCTCCACCAAAATAAGGCATGTTTAAAGTACTGCCTCTATCGCCACGCTCTAGTAATAATTGTGTTTGTTTAGGAAATATTTCTGCTTGTCCGTAACCGATAGAAGCTGCTATTTGTCTTAGTTTTCTTTGCAACATAGATGCTGTTATTGGTTCAGTGAGGAATATATAGATATGAGCTCCGCCACTTTTACTACGACAAAGAACTAAAGGTAGTTTTTGTTTTGCTATTTTTATAGCTAAATCTTTTAAATCTAGCTGATATTCATCAACATCTATAGCTCCCCATACACAATTATTATGTTCATCTATAGGAACTATACCTACACTTTGACGACCAGACAAATGGTCTTCCCATAACTTTAGTAAGTCGTTATCAGATAACTCCTTCGATATAGTAATGTTTTTACCACTTGCCTTTCCATCTTCTCTAGTTTCTTTTGTAGCTGTAAAAGTTCCGTACGCTTGACGTAATCCTGCATAACGTGCAGCAAAGTCCTTTGCTAACGGCATACATTATCTCCTTATTAGATAGTATTATTAACAACGTCGTTTTGCTGCTCTTGTTTTACATCAACATCACCCGACCTAGCAGCACCCATGAACTCTTTAGCCATCATAGCTATAGACATATCAGTTGCTCCTTCTTGGTTAATGCTATAAGCATTCCAGCTACCTTTATCGTTAGACTGAGTAATACTACTTAGATTATAAGTATAAGCAAACATAGGAGCTTCTACAGACTCTCCTCTAGCATTCTGTACTCTAGCCATTCTCAACATAGTTAACCATTTTCTAGCTACTCCTAATTGAGTAGAAGTAAACGCAAGTACTGCTTGTTGTGCTGTACCATCTTTAACAACTAAAACGAAAAACTGAGCTGTTTCGACAATCTCATTTCCTTCAGGAGTATAGTATCTTCTAGTTTCAGGGTCTCTAGTACATTTAGAAAGTACCGATATATCATGACTAGCATTAACTAGACCGCCACCTTTTTCTCTAGGAATCCACTCGATGTACTTTTTATTATAAGCACAAGGAACTATAGAAATACCTTTCTCTCCATCGTAAGCCTCACCAGTAACCGTATTGTACAAGTCACCCGCACCCGCACCCGCTACATAGCTTCCGTGTTGTTTTTGTAGTTGTGGTGACATAGGTTGTAGAACTCTTATAAAAGGAATCGCAAAATCCTCTGTAGTAGTTTCTTCTAACCCTGTACCTCCTGACAGTAAACTATCGTCAAACGTGCTTACTGCTGTAGATTTGGCTTCCGCCACTTCATTTTTATTCTCTGCCATAATATTAATCCTTTTTAATAATAGCTTTAGTACCTATATAGATACCAAAAGGCTCGGTTGGTATATCGTTCCCACTAGTAAACTGCTCTTTTACAAAAGCTTTTAGCGTACTAGGGTGAACACTTTGACGTACTTCAGGTGATAGTCCTCTGGATTGTAAAGCTGATACAGTTTCATCAACTATAACGCTTTCCTCACGACCGAACTTTAAAAGAACTTCGTTCTTTATTAATCCTTCGTGTCCATTAGATACTAACCAATCGTACGCTTTTTCTTGGTTTGCCTTCGATATATGAGCATTATAAAACTCATTAATAGAGATTTTTTCTCCACTACTAAGTGTTATTTGAGTAAGACCTGCGGATTGCATCGCATCAGGTAATTCTTGCTCCGAAGTTAAACGAAGTTCTTCTTTTTTAGCTTTTAAATCAGCTTCTAAACCAGCTACTTCTGTAGCAAGTTGAAGTTGTTTATTAGCTAAAGTAGAAACTGTTGAAAGCTCTCCATCAGAAACATCGTTGTCCCATTGCTGGGCATCAGTTGTTCCTACTAGGTCTTCAAAAGTTGGTTTTTCATTCATCTATTTCTCCTTTCTGGTGTAAATCGATATCAACGGGATAATATAATCCTTCCTGTCTATCCCATTTTAATATACTATATCTACCTCGATTATAAAATGCAGCGATAGAACACGCTACTCCTATGGCGGCAGGGTCGCCTATTAATAATAAGTAATCACCCTCTTTGTAGTCTTGAAGAAGTTTCTTCATCCTACGAACAGACGGAGAAGCACTTAACATAATTTGTGTGTTAGAAGGCAACAAGACTTCGAAATCTCCATACTGTCTAGCAGAGGCGATATTTCTTCCTTGAACTTCTTGTACAACATATACTGTCACTATTTTTCTCCTTTCTTATTTCTAGTTACGTTTTAAATAATATATACGAATAACGGCAAAGTAAAGTTATTAGCGATATGTCTTTTAAGAATTAAAAATATTTAATAAAAAAATTTTTCTAAAACTACTAATAATAGTAATAGAGTAATACTGACTTTAAAAAATTTCAATGTTTTAGAGATTATACCAATATTAGATTTAGTTTAATCAGTATTAGAAACTCTATAATTCTATTAGAGGGCACAGAGAAAACTTTTATCTTGGGCTATAAATCAATTAGTATGTAATATATAATCTAATCAGAAATTAGAAAGGTAATATGAAATATAAATTTAAAACAACACCATACGACCATCAGTTATTAGCGTTAACTAAATCCTGGAATAAGAAAGAGTATGCTTATTTTATGGAAATGGGAACAGGTAAATCTAAAGTTCTAATAGATAATATAGCTATACTTTATGATAAAGGAGGGATAAATGCAGCAATAGTTGTAGCTCCTAAAGGGGTATATAGAAACTGGTCAGAGAAAGAAATACCTGCCCATATGCCAGACCATATAGAAAAATACATAGGTGTGTGGACTCCTAATCCTACTAAAAAACAAAAACATGAATTAATGAAATTGTTTGAGGTAACAGACGATTTAAAATTATTAATAGTAAACGTAGAAGCTTTTAGTACTAAGAAAGGTGTAGCTTTTGTTGAAAAATTTATACTTGCTCATAACGTATTAATAGCTGTAGATGAATCAACAACAATTAAAAACCCTAAAGCACAAAGAACTAAAAATTTATTAAAGTTAGCAGTAAATACTAAGTATAGAAGAATACTTACAGGCTTTCCTGTTACTCAATCACCATTAGATTTATATAGTCAAAGTACTTTTTTATCCCCACAACTACTAGGTTACTCATCTTTTTATTCTTTTCAAAACAGATACGCACAGTTGATTAATAGAAATATGGGAACGAGAACTTTTAGACAAGTCGTAGGTTATCAAAATTTAGAAGAACTAACCACAAATGTAAATGAGTTCTCTTATAGAGTACTAAAGAAAGAATGTCTAGATTTACCCGATAAGATATATCAAAGAAGAGAAGTAGAATTAACAACAGAACAAAAGAAAGTTTATAAACAATTAAAAGATTATGCTATAGCTGAATTAGATTCACATGAAATAGTTAGTGTAACCTCAGTACTTACACAAATATTAAGGCTACATCAAGTAGTTTGTGGGTTTGTTAAACACGATAACGGAGAAGAAGTAGAAGTATCGAGTAACCGTTTAGATGAATTAATAAATATTTTAGAAGAAGTACAAGGTAAAACAATTATATGGGCTAATTACCAATACGATATTAAAAGAATATTAAAAACGTTACATAATATAACAGGAGTAGCAAGTGTAGCTACTTATTATGGTGAAACACCTGATGAAGAACGCCAAGAAATAATAAGAAGATTCCAAGACCCTAACTCAGAATTAAAATATTTAATCAGTAATACTCAAACAGGAGGTTACGGTATAACACTCACGGAAGCAAGTAACGTAATTTATTATAGTAATAATTATGATTTAGAAAAACGACTACAGTCTGAAGACCGTGCTCATCGTATAGGTCAAACTAATAAAGTAACTTATATTGATTTAGTTGCTAAAGGAACTGTTGATGAAAAAATTGTTAAAGCCCTACGAAACAAATTAGACCTAGCACAAGAAGTACTAGGTGATGAAAAGTGGAAAGACTGGATAGGTTAACGCATACCTTTTAAAAGTTTTGAAAATTTTTCAGCATCAGACAATATCATAGAATCTCTGTCAGACATACTTCTTCCCGTTTGAGTTCTAGCTTTATCAGCATTTTCATAAAATGAAGCAGGTATATTTTCACCTGTCATTTTTTGAAACAAACTCGGTATCATTTTAAGGTCTGCATCTGATACACTTCTTCCCGTTTGACCTTGTAAGCTTTCCATAATCATTTGTCTTAACATATCAGCATCGGATAAAGACCTACCACTTTCAGCATACATAGGTCCACCCATATCTTGATACATAGGTCCACCCATATTGTAATCTAATGGTCCACCCATATTAGCGTACATTGGTCCACCGTTCATAGCCATTTGAGGTTCTTGACCACCACCTTCAGCAGCAGACATTAACATAGCTTTAGCGTTATCTAAAACAGCAACAGCCGCAGGAATATCACCTTTAGCTCTACCTACAACAGCTTCGGCTAACATCATAGCGTCTTGTTCTATGTTCATAGGAGCTTCTTCCATAGGTGATTCTCCTTGCATAGCTATTTCACCCATTCCTGGTTCAGGCATTGAAGGTCCACCCATTGAAGGTCCACCCATTGAAGGTCCACCCATTGGTGGTTGCGGTCCACTCATTGGTGGTTGCGGTCCACCTTGTGGTAGTCCTGCTATTCCTGTTAATCTTTCATTAGGGTCCATAATTATCTCCTTGGTCGGAATCCCGCTTGGAATACCTGTGTTGTCATTGTATCACCTTGTTGACTTTGAGGCAACCTCATGATACCGTTATTATTTATTCCTCCACCTGCATTTAATCTATATACAGGAGGTGGAACTTGTGGTGGTTTAGGTGGAAGTTTTCTTCCTCCGCCGTCATCTGGTAATTTTGGTAACTTTATAGGTGGTGGTGGCTCGAATCCTGGAGCTGAACCAAATAATCTAGGGTCCATAGCTCTTGACCTATTAAAAGGCATTGCTCCACTATCCGTTGCATATGGTGTATACGCATTATTTATTGGCTTCCCTGTATACGGATTTATAGGTCCACTAGGTCCACTAGGTCCACTTTGCGGCGGTGGAACGTACGGCGGTTCTTCAGGCGGAACGTACGGCGGGTCTTCAGGCGGGTCTTCAGGAGGCATATACGGAGGCGGCACTTGTGGTGGCGGTGGTGGTGGCTCATCTGGTGGAGGAGGTGCATCGGGCGGTGGTCTTCTTCTTGGAGGTGGCGTAAACGGCGGCTCTTCTATTGGTGGCTCAAACGGAGGTGTAAACGGCGGGTCTTCTCTAGGAGGTGTAAACGGCGGCTCATCTCTATCTCTTGGAGGTGGAAACGGTGGTCTAAACGGTGGTCCGTCTATTGGTGGCACATCTCTTGGAGGCTCAAACGGAGGATATTCTATTGGTGGTTCAAAAATATATGGATTTCCAGGAGGAGGTGGAGGTGTATAAATAGGTGGTTCGTCTACAGGAGGTGGAGGCGTAAATATAGGGTCTTCTCTAGGAGGTGGAGGCGTAAATATAGGGTCTTCTCTAGGAGGAGGAGGTGGCGTAAATATATCTTTAAAAGGATTTTTAGGAGGTGTAAATATAGGTGGCTCATCTCTAAAAGTTGGGGGTGGTGTAAATATAGGTTCTTCTTCGAACACGGGAGGCTGTCTAAAGGAAGGAGGGTTTATATTCATTTTAGGTTCTGGTGGAAGTAAAGAAGCCAATCCTTGTTCTTTTTCCGTAGCCGCAGTGCTTTTAAAATCAGCAACATCAGCTTCGTACTGGTCAGTAGCGTTTTTTATAGAATCATTAGCTTCTTTTCTAGAAAGTATAGCGTCTACAATAGGGTCGTTTTGTAAAGATTCATAATCAAAAGACATAGGTGTTGTACCTGATACGCCTCTAATACCCATTCCTCTATCAAAATCAAATCCTCTTGCCATTATCTAGCTCCATTTTCTATATCTAATACTCTAGTTGGTATTGAAGTAACACTGTCATAATAATTATCTGCGTTAAAAAAGTTTTTCTCAGGACTTCTTTGAATTTTATCTTCTTTATCGTAGTATTTTAGTTCATTAGCTAAATCCATCGAAGCAACACTACCCCATGAAACTAAAAAACGTATATAAGCGTCTTTTCTTATTTTACCCTGTGCCCAATCTAATTGTTTTTTAAGAGCTTTATGGTCAAGCATCATCTCTGCCATAACTTCTCTTTGGTTTTCCCCCATACGTTTTGTAAACGCAGTAGTTCTTCTTCCGAATTGTGTTAAAGGCTTAATCCAAGTTTTTCTTACGTACTCCCAAATACCTTGGGTAGATTCTAAAGCTTGTGAGGTAGCTCTTGTGTCTATTGGTCCTTCAGCTTCTTTAGTAACTAAATTAGCCCACCTTTTAAACTGTACCATGTAAGCGTCGCCGTCTTTACCTAATAAAGGTTTAATAAAACTTTCAAAAGTTAATTGTTTTCCAACCATATCTTCAGGACCAAACCCGTCAGATATTACTTTTACAAGAGCATCATAGTTTACAACTCTTTCAGCTGACGCTCTTCCTGCTTCAGGAACTACTACGTTTTGTGTTAACCAACGTAATGTTGCTGTTTTTATTTGTCCTTCTAATAATTCGTTTCCTTTCGCAAGTTTCATCATTTGTTCTATATCAAATAAGATAACGCCTGATTCTTTTTGAGATTTAGAAGCATTTAAAATATTATCAATAAAATCATAAGGACTAGCTGCAGGATTATCAGGTGCAAATTTATTTCTTAATGTGTTTGTAATTGCATCATATTCATCCATTTTTATTTGGAATTTTTTAAAGTTTTTAGGGTTGAAACCAAAAACTTGTGAAGGTTCTTCTCCATAAAGTGCTTTTATAGTACCCCTGTTTTCTCGCATGAATTTTGAATAAGCCGTTGCTTTTTTACTTGCTGATAAATCAGCATTTTCTAATATATTGTTTTTAATCCAATCACCGAATTGTTTTTGTAATTGAGGAAGTTCATTACCATCTCCTTGTGATTTTATAACTTTAACAAAATTATCTATTTGACTATTAGGCTGATTTTTAACATTGGTAGTAAGTATATAATCTATAACTGATTCAGGACTATCACTAGCTTGAATTGTTTTAAAAATTTGAGCATTAGAATCTTTCATTGCTCTCCCTTGGGCTTGCCAAGCTTCGGCTAAATCAACACCCCAGTTATTTTCTTGTTTCCATTTTTCTAATTCGAGAGCATTAGGATTTTTACCTGTTTGTTGTTTATATAATTCAACCCCTTTATCATCGACCATTTTTTGCATTTGTTTTTCTATGCCGTGTTCTAACTCTCTTGCAGATGCTCTAAGTACGTCGTTATTGGTTTTACTAGCCATATCATTTAAACCGACTCTTACCATATCCAATTCTTGTAAACTAAAATTAATTTCATCAGCTCCACTTAATTTACTACCTGATGCATTTCTTCCTTGAAGTCTATTTCTTAACCCTTCAGGTATTCCTTTAAAAAATTCATCAGCAGCGTCACTTCTGTCTTTAAAATTAAAAATATTTTTAGCTTTTTTATTATTAATTTTTTTCCACTCAGTAGCGGGTTTTCTTGTAAACCCTGCTCCTGTAAACAGTTCAGAATAACGAGGGTCTGATTTTACGGCTGTCCAATTTTCGCTCGCAGCTGCTGAATAATTTTTTCGTATATCTTCTAATTTAGTTTGGTATCTTGTAAATATTTGAGAACCTGATGCTCCTGGATTAACTACATCATCAAGCACTAAAGTTGAACCGTCTGTTAATTCGTCTTGTGTGTTTTTCCAACTTGTTTGTAAATTTTCTATAGCTTCTTTTATAGCTTTTTCTATGTTTTCTATTTCACTTCTAGCAGCCCCTCTTAATCCTTGACCTACCGTTAAACCTGTAACATCTCCTGTTATTCCTTCAGCGTAATAATCATTAATACTTTTTAAAAACCTGTTTATAACATCTCTATTATTTTCTTTAAATCCTGTATATACTATCCATGACTTACCTGAAGGGTCAGCGTTTCGTAAAAATATATGTTCAATAGTATTTGCGTCTATATTACCAGTAGACCCTGAAAGAGTTGGTTGCCATTTACCTATTTCTTCCCCCATTAGTTCTGTCATTTCAGCAATACCGTCTCTAATATCTTGATTAACTCCTGCTTCACGACCGTAAGCAATTTCTCCTTGTTTACCTCCTCGTGCAGTTCCTAAACCTGCTTCTTCTCTAGCCGCTTGTTCGTATAAATCATCCATTTGTTGATAAAAACTAGGTGGAACTTCTTGACCCGTAAAACGTTTCCAAACAGAAGGAATAAATTTAATAGCACTTGTAATAGCAGCAGTTCCTGCAAAAGATAAAGCACCTATCATTGCAGATTCACTTAAAAGTTCATCAAAATCTCTATCAACATACCCTAAACCTTTCCCTACTGACATTCTTACAAAATCTCCTCCTGCTGCTCCTGTTGCAGAAAGAAAAGACATAACACCTATATCTTTTAAACGACCTAATACTGCAGGGTCTAAATAAGCCATTTCTCTAGCCCATGCCTGTGACCCTGTTTTTAAAGTTTTAAATTTACTACCTTTTAAAACCTTATCAAAACCCTTCGTTCCCGCAACAGTAAGTCCTATATCAGCAGCTATTGCGGGACCTTCTTTTTTTAAAAACTCTTTTACATCTTGCATATCGATAAAAGGACTATTAATAATTTTATAAGTATCTTCACCCTCGTTTTTAAATTTAATACCTAGTTCAGGTTTTTCAGGATTAATATATTTAAAATCTCCATTAATTCCTAGTGCTTTAGAATAATAATCTAAATCGTCTACGGTTACATTACGTGGTAAAAAACCTAGATTTTTTTGAAACTTTTCACTGCCTTTAAAATCTATAACATCTGTTGGATTAACCCCCCAAGTAGCTATTTCTTCAGCTCTTTCTGTTCTAAATGCTTTATTAGGTTCGATACGCATATCGAGGTCTCTTTGGGAAAGAGGATTGTATCCTATAAAAATACCTTGTTCTTCCATAGCCCTTATATTCTGAGCTTCTAGAGAATTATATAATTGAAGCCTTTTATAGTCCTCAGGCTGGTCTCTTTGCATATTAAAGTCGTATGGGTTATTGTTATACGGTTTAATTCTTTGTTGCATTATTCGTTTAGCACGGTCATCTATTTGAGATTCTAAATCAGGGTATTTATCTCTGTCATATAAACTAAAATATTCCGATTTTATTTCAGGAAACTCAACTAATGCTAATGCTCTTAATTCATCATCACTAATTACTTGTCCGTATGTTTTATTGTTTTTAGGTAACTTTCTATCTCTTAAAAGTTCAGCACCCTTGTTTAAATTATTTTCATAGTTTTGAAAACGTTCGGTAGCTACCATACCTTCTGGAATATCACTCATTTAGATACTCTTCTATAGGTGATTCAACATAAGGGTCAGGAAGATTGATAACGGGTATTCCGCTTCCTGTTATTTGAGAAGCCGCTTTTTGGTTTCGCCTATACATTTCAGGTAGTGGGCTAACATGACCAAACCATTCGTCTATTAAAGGTTCACCTCTCCTATTTAGGATTCGACTTTTTTCTCCATAACGTGTTCTAAAATCAGTAAAACCATAATTTAAATAATCACCCCACTTTTCTTCACCCTCGGGAGTTGTAACAGGGTCATAGAAAAAATCAAGTAAAGAAACTGCTCTTTTATCTGAGCCTGGTTCATACTGACGCATATCTCCTTTATTTAATCTTATTTGTATATCAGCATCTTGCCCTGCGATAAGTGTATCTACGGCACGTAATAGATTAGTTTCTAATACTCTCGAGTCATTACTAGCTCCAGAACCAACTATTTCTAAATGATATGCTAAATCTTTATCGGATAAAGTTCTTCCTGTTTGACCGTTAGCTGAAGCAAACATATAGGCTAATTGTAAAAAACTTGCTTTCGTAGCAACTTGGTTATAACTAACTCCTGTAAATAAGTCTTTAATACTTTGTCCATTATTAACTTCTTTATAAGCACCATCTAAACTATTAATTGCTTTATCTAATTCTTCTTCAGTAATTGACGTAGGGTCTTCTTGGTATCTAGTAAGGATTACTGCAAGGTCTTTTGCATTATAACCTGTTCCTTTTGAATTGTACAAAGTAGAACCACTACCTCCGTCTTTTGTATTACTGAAATAACTATCAGCGTTTCCTTTACTTACTCCGTCTTTAGCTCTAGTGTAAAAACCAGACAAATTAATAAACTCATTCCAACCATTATTACCAAGGGTTACAAATTTTGCAGTCGTTGAAGCAGGGTCTATCGTTTCTCCGTTTATCGCGGGATTTAAATTATCTACGATTAAATCATTAGCTACCCTAACAACCTGCATAACTGCTGCATCTTTTACTTTAAATTCATCAGTTAATTCTTTTAAATTAATAATTTGTTTGTTAGCAAATTTACTAACATCAGTACCACCTTGTCCTGCGATATACTCAATATAATTTTCTCCTAATGGAGTAAGACCTTTGTCGGTATACCCGTAACGTTTACCGTCTGTTGGATTAAAAATACCGTCTATCAAACTTTGTTCACCTAATGCGGCTTTGTCTAAATCAAAAAAAGTTTTTAACTGGTAAGGGTCTTGTTCTAACTGTTTATTTAAAAAAGCACCTCTAGCTGTTATTTTTGCTCTTTGGTCAGATTTTTCAGCATTCCTCATATTTATAAAGGATTTACCGTAATTAACAGACCCTTGGTCTAACGAACCAGCAGCTAATATATGAGCTAATTCAGTCATTCCGAAACCTTGCGAAGTTTTTTCAGGCACTCCGTACTGATTATACGTATCTATTTGAGCTTGTATTTTTTGATTTCTTTTTATGTCATCTAAAGTTTCAGGGTCCTCTACAAAACTACTAGTAATTTTTGCTAAATAATCTTTATCCGAAGTTTGTTCTTTACCATCGAATAACCCCATAATACCTTCAACAGCCAAAGGTAAAAGAGGAGCTAGTTTATCTTTTGTTGATAATTCTATAGGTTCTCTATTGGGTTGTCTTCTAGCCGTAGGAAACCTCATTTGACTAGGACTTAATTTAACAGGGGTAATACCCGTTATACCGTTTTTACCGCCGAATGTTGGAAATGGAGCAAATTTAGCCATTATACTTGTTGTGTAGGTGGACGATTATAATCATAAGGACCGCCACCACCTCCAGCATTTCCTCCACCACCTCCGCCTCCAGCAGCACCGCCACCAGTTCCAGGAGGAGTATAAGGTCCACCTACTGCTCCACCACCACCAGTTGCAGGAGGAGTATATCCACCATTATATAATCCCATTAGCCCTGTTCCCATACCACCTGTAGGACCGTATTGGTTATTAAAATTAGGAGCTCCGCCAGCATAGCCGTAGCCTCCTGCCATAGGTCCAAGAGAAGCAGTAAGTGCTCCAACGTTTTGTAATGTTTGCATAGGTAAATTGTATTGACCTGTAAAGTTTTGGTAATTTAAATCCATTAATGATTGTTGTCTACCTCTACCTAGTCCACCCATACCCATCATTGATGAAATATCTGCTTGTTGTAATTGTGGTAACACTTGTGCCATTTGACCGTATTGATTACCGAAACCTGCTAAACCTTGACCACCTTGGAAACCCATACCAAACTGTTGTTGACCTAATTGTCCTAATTGATTACCTCTACCTAATGCTGCTTGGGCTTCTTGACTTGCAAAAGTTCCTTCTTGTCCCGCTAGTTGACCTAACTGTCCTGCTCTACCTAGTGCTGCCTGTGCTTCTTGTCCTGCGAAACCTCCTCGTTGACCTGCTATTTGAGATTGTAATCCTGCGAAACCTGCTTGTCTTTGTTGTTGTGCTTCAAATGCTTGTTGTGCTCTATTAGCTGAGTCTTGATAACCCCCGCTACGAATAGCTCCTACTTGTTCTGCTGCTCCTCGTGCTACATTTTCTGCTAGTTCATCACGTCTCATTCTTGACCTAGAACCTCCGAAAGCTCCCGCACTAACTGCTTCGTCTCTCATTCCCATATCGCCTTTAGCTAAACCTTCTCGAACATCTCTCATAGTTTGTTCTACTACTTGGTCTTCGAATGGGTTATAAAAACTTCCTATACCTTGTGGGTTAAAACCACCCGTAGAACCATAACCACTAAGTTCTGCTCTACCTAAACCGCTACGTGCTCCACTATAATCAGGAGTAGCTCCACCTAGTTCAGATACTGAACTTGCGATACCTGTTCTAGCTCCTGTAAAATCTGGAGTAGCTCCTCTAGTTTGTGCAAGAGCTTCATCAGTAGTTCTAGAACCTGTTCCTTGTCCTTGTCTAATACTTCGACCAGCTTCGTCTAATAAATTAGATTGCTGTCCTAAATACGGTCTATAACTACCTATAGCAGAATCAGCAAGTTCCATACCATATTGTTCTCTTGGGTCGAAATCAGCTACTCTTTGTCCTGTATATGTATACGGACTAGAATCAGCTTGACCGTAATTTTGAAACTGTTGTCTTAAAAATTGTTGTGCAAAAGGAAATACGTCCCCTTGTAAAAATTGCCCTATATACGGGGCGGGTGCCTGACTTGAATACTCTTGGTCTTCTCTACTAGCCATATCTTTTATTCCCCATATCGTTAAACTTATTTAAATTAGCAACACCTTTAGCATGACTGCCTCCGCCTGCTGCATCTACCGCCGCTTTTGATAACATATATTCTCCGTTACTAGCCATTACAGGAATTAAATCGTCTCTAGGACCTCCTGGACCGTTCATTACTCCACCTTGTGGCATAAACATAGGTCTTTTTAATACTTTACCTTCTTTAGCAAAAGTAACACTTGAACCACCTAACGGTGTTATATTTTGTAATTGATTTCTTCTTCGTGCTGCGTTGCCTGCGGGTAGTGTTCTGGTACTAACTTGACTACCTTTTTGTTCAGGCATATCTTTTAAAGCAGCCATAAGTACGTTACCTATAGCTCCAATACCTGCTTTAAATATTTCAGGATTAGCTTCAGCGTAATCATTTATTTGTAATCCCATGTTTTCTAAACCAGTAGGAACTTCTTCCAAAGTCATTTCATCGGTCATAACTCCAGGAACATCTGTTTCAAATTGAGGAGTAAAATTAGTTATTAAATTTTTAGGGTTTTGTTTTAATTCTAACATGTTTTTTTGGTCTACCATTACATCAGCTAAATCAGGTTCTGCTACAGAAGTAAAATCAAGAACTTCTCCAGAAGAAGGACGTTCACTCATGAAATTAATATCAGGGAAAAGTTCTTTTATTTGTTCTAAAGTACTAATACCCCCACCATCAGCTTTTTCTAATACTTTGCCGTAAGCAGCATTTACTACACCACCTCCTTCTTCAATACCTAATTGTTGTAATAACATAGCTAGTTGTTGTTCTTCATCCATTTCAGGTTGCATCATATTTTCATATTTAAAATCACCAAAATCTTGAACTTCGCTACCTGCTACAGGAGTAAACTGACCGCCGTCTCCTGGTTGTAAACTTGGAGAAGTACCACTACCAATAGCTGCTTTAGGGTCTTTTTGTCTATTAGAAGCAACTTTACCAGCAAGTAAACTACCTAAAGTTCCTATAACTGCACCAAGAACAGCAGACATTAAAACCTACTCCTAGTTTTTATCTTTTTTCCTTTAGACGTGTATATAACAAAACCAGAACGGCTTTGTGCTTTTTTCTTATAAATCTTTTTGTTTACTCCAACCATAGTTTTCCTGCGTTATCTTAACGTTTTGCGAGTTAAAGCTCACCCCGTAAGCTGCAGCACAATAGCTGATACATTGATTATATATCAAAAAGTATATATTTTTAAAGCTTTTTCTTTACCTTTTACTTTCATAGGTTTTAAAGGTTTAAGAACAACACCGCAATATTTTTCTGTTTCTTCACCAATAAGTATATTTACACCCGCTTCTTTAGTAGCTGATTCTAATCTAGCAGCTGTATTTACTGCGTCTCCAATAGCTGAATAATCAAACCTTGTATCGCTTCCCATATTACCAATAACAGCTTCTCCTGTATTTACACCTACTCCAATAGCTACCCCAATATCTGCTTTTATTATATTTTCTTGTATTTCTTTAGCACACTCTACCGCTAATTGTTCGTGATGTAATAAATCCATAGGAGCATTAAAAATAGCCATCATTGCATCACCGATAAATTTATCAACCATTCCTCCTCGTTTTTGTACACACTCTACTTGTACAGTTAATGCTTTATTCATTATTTCGGTAACTTCTTCAGGAGGTAACGTTTCAGATAATGCTGTAAACCCTCTGACGTCTGTAAATAAAAAAGTACATCTTCTTTTTTCACCACCTAGTTTTAATAAATTTGGATTCTTTTGTAATTGTTTAACTTGTCTAGGGTCAAGGTAATGTTCAAATTGTTTCTTAATTTGTTGTCTTAATTTATATTGTTCTCTAAACCTTAAATAGAAAGCTATAGCTCCTGTAATAAACTGAGAAATTAAAGACCAAGTAACATCTATTAAAACACCTGTAGTTATTGTGTAATAACCGTAGGAAGCCGTTAAAGCCGACGTAAGTAAAGCTAAACCTAACCCCCACGTTATACCTAAATAACTTATAAAAACCCATACGAGCCCTACAGACGCTATAAAAATAAGAAGTTCTAAAGCTAAAGCATAATCTGGTATATACGGACTATCTTGTATAAGTATTGACTCGGCTAGTGCTGCTTGTATTTTATGAGGTTCAAGTAATCCTACAGGTGTAGCAATTTGCGGCATGACTCCGTTAGCAGTAACACCTACAAATACAAACTTACCGTTGACTTCCATTTCTTGTAAATCTGTTTCTGGTGTATCTACCCATGATATCCATTTACGACCAAGACTATCTGTTTTAACAGGAGGGATACCGCGTATAGCTATTTCTTGTATACCGTTATCGTTAGTAGTAATAATGTAAGTTTTAACACCGAACAATGCTTTATATATTTGCGTACCGAAAGAAGCTACCCAACCTTCAGGAGTTCTTAACAGTAAAGGAACACGTCTAACTAATTGGTCTACTTCGGTGGGAGCACTGGCGATTCCTTGTAATATATTTTCGTAGGTGTAGAAATTTTCCTTGACTCCCTTAGTAAGTATACCACCAACATCATTACCTTTTATAACAGTTCCTGTAGTTTTAGGATACTCTCCGCTATTAGTTTCAAACATAGCTAATACACTAGGAGCATAACCTAAAGACCTAGCAAATTCTTCATCCCCCATAAGTCTATCGGGTTGTGGAAAACTAATTACCCAACCAACACCTAAAGCTCCTTTGCCTAATATATCAAGTTGTATATCAGCTAATCTTTTTCTAGGTAACGGATACCCTCCTTCACGTTCAACGTCTTCTTCTGTTATATTAAGGATAACAAAGTTACTAGAAGGCTTTTGTTGTTTTACAAAAGTATCAAATGTTTTTAATTTAATTATTTCTGTAGGCGTTGATTGAAATAATAAAGGTAATACTAATAAAGGTAATACTAATATTATTAATTTTTTCATTAATCACTTTGAGTAATAGTAATAATACTATCACTTCCTCCGTTAACTTTAATTATATTAGAAACACCATCTTGTATCAAAATAACAGTATAAGCTTCACTACCGTTTAAATCAACACGAACACTTTCATTAACCTGTCTTCTTAGACTAATAACGTTTCCTGTTATTAAAGCTGTTATTTGTGTATCGGGGTCTTTACCTAATAGTGTGCCTGTTATTTGTGTACTAGTAGCTTGGGCGAGGGCATCTTCTTCTTCTGCTATAGCTAGTGCATCTAATACATTAAGCAAATCTTCTAAGTAATTTACATCAAGGTAATTTATATCTAATTCTGTAAACTCTAAATCGTCACCTGATAAAAAATCTTCAGCTAAATAATCTATATCTAAATCATTAAAATCTAGTATATTAGCTTTTTTAGTTGTTACTTCTTCTTGTATTATTACTTCTTCTTTCGGTGGCGTAACAATTAACATATTATCAATCATGTCTAAAGTTAAATCTAATATTACAGGTTTACTAGGTGCTGATTCAAATACGCTTACTGTAGTTGCTTCATAAGGTTTATTTAATAAAACGGTTCCCATAGCCGTAACTACCTCTATCTCACCACTAGATAAACCAAAAGCATCAGGAAGAAGTATTATCAATGACCTGCCTAATTCATCTACAGTAGCTGTAAAATCAGTTCCACGAATTGCTATATTCGCTGTAGGAGTTCTAAGTTCTATATTTTGTTTATCTATACGGTTTAGATTGCCAGTAATAAACCGTGCTGTCCCAAGACCAAAGGTAAGAGCCATTTTAGATTTGCTTGGGTCAGGGTCGTAAATGTATTCATCTATAAGCAGTTGTGAGTGTTCGGTTAATTTTACTACAGAGTCATCAAGAAATCTAATAGCCATTCTGCCATTAGTAGTTATAGCTTCATCATTACTTTGAATAGAGAATTTTAAATTTGCTTTGTAAGGTTTATCTCTTACTATTTGAGCTGAACCATTTAGTTCAGATATATCTCCAATATCAGCAGCTTGTGCTTGTACCTTGGTCGTTTTGAATGACGCACACAGTAGAAGAAGCATTGCCGCCAATTGATATAATTTTAAGCCAGTCATTATCTTGTGTACTCAGTTGTTGAATATTAAATGTTCTTTGTCCGCCTGTATGGTCTAACCAAAAATATCCACCTGCTGAAGCATTAACACCAGTACCTGTATAATTTACTGTATTATCAGAACCATCTATATCCATGTAATTGGTTGCTCCATCTATATTAATATTTGATGTAACTGTGTTATTAGAGCCTTGAATAATCCAGTCAAGATTAAGAGAAGCTGCTATTGCGGTAGTACCTTGATTTAAAGTAAATGTATTGCTACTGCCTGTAACTGCTACGTTTTGGTCAGTACCATCTGAGCTATAAGTATTAGTTGGGTCTACTTGTATAGTAAAAGAATTAGTACCGCCCGTAAAATTATATAAACCTGTAAAAGTGTCAGCGTATATATCACCTAAAAATTTATTAGTTGCACCAATCATATTAATATCGAGTGTCATAGTAGTGCCGTCTAAATCAAATGCAGTTAAAGACCCTGGAGTAGAATTTAAACCACCTATAATATTTGATATGCCTAGTTGTTCTAAATCTATGTTAGCTCCAGCACCTGACTGGTCAACATATATCTCGTTGTCCGCTGCGTATAACGGAAATAAAGCAAGACATAGCAATAACTGTATGTACCTGTTCATCATCATAATCTCATTCTACCTTGTTTTCTTGTTTTTGTAAAACCCAGTAACCTTTATCATATCCTAGATTAACTATTTCTAAGACACCACCTTCTATAGCCTTCATTAGTGCTATAGTCGATGACTCGTTTCTAGCGTTGCCTAACTCTATTTCTACTAACTCTGTATTAGCCTCAATAAACCTAAACACGTCTTCAGATTTACCGTAACTAAATATAGTTTTTTGACTCAGCACTTCTAACAATACCTCACCCGTAGCTACAGAAACCATTCTTAAAGAAACTGTTATATTATCTTCTCTATACTGTACGCTACTACCGATACCAAGATACCTAGCTCCTATACCTCCAGATTCTAGGTTAGCTTCATAAGATATAACAGCACCTTCTATTAAAATACCAGCAAATAATAATGGTGCTAATTGTTTTTTCTTTTCTTCCTCTGTTGCAAATTTTTCTCTAGCTGACCTGATAAGCTGACGTTCTTTTGTAAGATTGTCAAGACCAACCCTTTCTACAACTCTAAAGAACTTTCCATTACCTGCATGTTTTAAAGCTCGTATAAGCAATGCATTCGGTTGTTGGGTTATAACACTACTGAATAAAGCAAACTCGCTATTACTTTTTCTTTGTCCTGTTTGGTCTGTAAAAGATGTTGGGTATACAGCAACAACAGGACTAACGGTAGGTACTGCTGCGTTCTTTAATTGTTTAGACTGTAAATCTTGAATAGATACTACGTCGTGTTTTTTAAACCTTTGTTCGTATGTATCTTCTCGTTGGTCAAGTATAGAACAACTAGAAAGTAAAAGTACCAATAGGTATTGTGATTTCTGTAACTGTGCCATCTGCTTCCGTTATCTTTAGCGTTAATGTAACACCATCACTAGTATATTCAATAGTGTTACCTTCTAGAGTTATTGTACCTGAAGACGAGGGTGTTTCTCCAAACAGGTTGTTTACCAACTGTCTGGATAGTTCGGCATAGACTCGTGATTCTAAGTTCCTCATGAATCTAGCTAATGTACTGTTTTCTTTTTCTCGTTCTATTTCATCTTGTAAAGCTTTTATTTCTTCTTTAATAGTTAACTTACGACTAAACTCTTGGTTCTCAATTGTAAGGTAATGAGATGATGTTCCTATACCGTTAAAGCTAGGGGATTTAAATTTATGAACTATTTGGTCAGCTTTAAGGTTTTGTACAAATATGCCTATAACTAAAGCTAAACCTACAGCGATAACAAACCATGCTATTCTAGTCTTTTCTAGTTCTTCTTCTATTGCTTCTTGTGTTGTTAATTTCTTTTTAGCCATTATAAACCCTCTAATGTATAACTCTTTCTTCAACATCTTCTTCGATATTAATATCTAAAATACCTACTACAATTAAACCAATCATATCAGCTTCCCATTCGGCTTCTTCTAAAGTTTCAGCATAAATCATAGGTCCATTAAAAACTTTATTGTTTACTTTAAACTCTGTTGTAAAAATTTTTTTAGTCTTTACGTTGGTCATTGCGGTCCGCCTTTGCTATTCTATCTGTATTCATAAGTTGAGGTACTCCAAGTATAGTTTTTAATAAAGTGTCTTGTCTGATAATTTCATTATCTACAGACCTAACTCTATCTATTAAAGCTACTAAAATACCATGTTGTGAATCTAATTTCTGACCCAACCTTTCTTCTATTTGAGCTATTTGTGCTGATACTTTTTCATCAAGTACATCTACTTTAGTTTCCATTCCGTCTATAATTTTATTAATAAGTTTCCAAATAAATAAACCTAAACCGATTGCTGCTGCTATAGGAAAGCCAACTTCATTAATTAAAGTAACTACCGAATCCATCAGATTACTGGTTCAAACTTACCGAGTTCAATTAGTTTTTCTCTATTAATTAAATGTTCTGCTTCAACATCATCTTTAGATTGACCAAAATAAGCTACTGCTAAAAACTTCTTTATCATAGCTTCGTTTATATTTAAACCATCTACAACAACGTTCCCTAAAACTCTACCATACTTACCTCTGGAGTCTTTTAGTTTAGTTTGAATAATAACTTTAGAGCCGTTTTCTACAGCTTCTTTTAAAAAAGCCGAAGCCATTTTCCCTCTAGCTTTTTCATCTAAGTCACGAGTACGTGACTCAGGAGTATCAATACCGTATAGACGAACACGAGACTTAAACATAATATCAAATCCAAGATTTAATACAACATCAATAGTATCTCCATCAACGACTCTATCAACTTTACAACTATACTCATACATTAGCACTTCCACCTTTTTCTTGCTTGTCGCAATCTTGAGTTTGGGTCTTTAGCAGCTTTAGGAAACTTTTTCATTTGTCCTGCAGACCTAGCACAATAAGACTTTCTTCTTTTAGCTGCTTTACTTCCTTTTTTAACTTTACCTGTAACTGCTGTTTTTAATTTACTTCCTGGATTTTTTCTTTTATAAGCGGCAACTCCTTTTTTAGTCATTCCCGCCCCTGATTTAGTCTTTCTATAATTACCACCTTTACCTGTGGTTCGTCTTATAGATTTTTCTTTTTTCCTAGGCATTAGGCTTTCTTTTTGGGTTTTTTAGCTGTCTTAGCAGAACGTTTAAAAGCAGCTGCGGTAGGAGCCCCTTTAGCTCCTTTTTTACGCATCTTTTTTCCTTCCTTGCGTTTTTTGTTTATATTGTAATAAAGACCTTTTCTAGCAGTTCTACCGTCTTTAGTTTTATGTGTTTTCTTTTTTGCTGGCATTTTTTCTCCTATGTTTTAAACTTTTTTTCTAGCTTTTTTCTTAGCTGTTGTACTTAATTTACTAAAGTGAAATAGCTTTACACTATTTTTACCGTGAGTTTTACCTGAGTGTAAAGTACCGTTAGGCATTTTATGAGAACCTCCTTTATGAAGGGTACCGTCTTTTTTGTAATGTTTAACACCTTTCATTTTATTCTCCTTTTAAAACCCTATCTTTCAATCGTATAGCTCTGGGACCTACTTGTATAGCCCAACGACTATCTAACATTTCAACTGCTGCTTTATCCCATTTATGTTCTTCCATAGCTTTTAAGAATTTTTTAAATTTTAACAACCTTGTTATACCTAAATTAAAACACATATTAGCCATAACTCTTTGTAAATCTTCAGGTAAATCTTTCCACCATTCCATATTTCTATCTAAATCATCAATAACGTTTTGAATATCTTTTTCAAAACATTCTGTAATTCTTTCTTTAGAAACAGGAGTATCTACTACTTGTCCATGTTCAGGGTCTGTTTCTAATATTAAATGCCCTATACCAAAAGTCGGGTACCCTAAATGGTCTAAGTATATTTTATCAATACATCCTTCATCAAAAGTTAATTCGTCTTGTAATTTAGTCATATCCATAATATCCCCTTTTATAATATTTCTATTATTGTATCTCCACCAGTTGATACACTTATTTGTCCAAGAGACATAGTTCCCTGAACTCCTTTTTCTGTTCCTGAATAAATATCTACCCATTTTGTTCCTGTCCAAAGTTGTAATTGTTGAGTTGCTAAATTCCAAATAATATCGCCAGTATTAAATTGATTAAGGTTCCTTTCAGTTTCATTAACGTTTACAGTTGAACCAATATTAACTTTATTTAAACTTAATTCTAATACTCTAACTAATCTGTTAAAAAGTTCTGGTGAAAGAGGTCCTATAGCAACAGGTAATTTAGTTTCTAGTAATTTACCCATTATCTTTTACCGTCAGGTTGTACCGTTATACGAGTTGCTCCTGCTCTAAAACTCATACCTA